CCGTCTTCGCAGGCTCAGGCTGGCGGCGGTCACGCGGAGGCCACATTGTCGTTTCGTCCGGCGGCACCGGGCCAGATGTGAACCCATTGTAAAGGCCGGGCGCGGTCGGGGAAACCATCAGGGTGGGGTCAGGGGATCGCAGCGTTGTAGGCGCTTAGCAGCGTTGTGACCCGGCCGTTGAGCAAGGCAAGGTCCAACGCTTCGCCAACCCAGTAGAAGCGGATCCGGACGTTGGTGGGTGCGTTGATGGCGTTGCTGACGTTGCGGCCGAAAACATAGATATTGCCGGCAGCGGTTGTCTGTGATGTGACGGTGTTGCTCTGCGTGCTCTCGTTAATCCTGGAGGAGAATGCTGTGGAGCTGGCGCGGGACATTCCTATAAAGCCGGTAGCGGTTTGTGCGCCTGACGTGGTGGCGGTTGTGAATGCTCGGCTGCGGAAGAAGGCGAATAGCGAGGTTCTGTCAATGCCGAAGTGCGTCGTTCCGGACGTAGTGCCGCCGCCGCTACCCATGTAGGTCCCCGTAGCGGTGCCGGCGGTGTTGACTTCGACCCCCATAGATTGGTTGTCCTGGGGGTCTGCGTTGCTGTTTCGGTTGGTGTTGACGAACTTGGTAGATCCGTTCCCCGCCAGCCCTGTCTTGCGGTTGTAGTCACCGCTGACGAAGTTGTTGTTCGTGGGCGCAGTGCCCACCAGCGGCACTAGGGCGCCGGTCAGCGTGCGGGCCCCGGCCAGGATGCACGAAGCCTTGATGGCGCTCCAGATGCCGTCCGCCTTGCAGCCGAAAACGAAGGTGTTGATGGCGCTGCGAACGCCTGTCTCCAGCGCCTGGCCATCGGCTGCTTCGACCGCCGCGATGTAAGCGGCGGCATCCGTGTCAAACACTTGCCTTCGATCGACTAAGATCACGCGCCGACTCCGGTTAGCACGCCCCGTCGCTGGGGGGATCCATGGCGGGGCGAGGCGTTGTCGGTCATGGTTCGATGCCATTGATCCAGCCCTCGCCTGGATTGAGATTGATTGGGCCGGTTTCGCCTGCATTTTCAATCATGGCGTAAAGCATCGCAAGACGGGCATCGTTAGCGAAGGATGCAGCGACAAGTATTGCATTTCGGTTGACTAGATCATAAAGGTACTGTGCTTCACTGCCTTTAGCAATTTCTTCTTTCGCAAAGGCAACTTTCTGGTCGTAGCCCGGTTCTTGCGGCCACAGTTCGCCGTGAGCACGGGCGGCATAACCCTTCACCAGTTGGCGCAGTTCAGCCTTGCTGCGGCGGATAGTGTTTTCCACGCGCACACAGGTCCCCTTGGGGTGGCCGTTGGGTACGTCAACTAGCTCACCTAACTGGTTCCGGGTAGGACGAAGTTGCAAGCCAGACGTTTCTTCGTCTACCCTGCGAATTTCAGGGTCAAAGGGGATCGGCGTGAATGGCACGACCTCGTAGTATTCCGCCGGCTGATCGTGCACTTGGCCAAACAGGATCGGCCAACGAACGCCCCTTGAGTTAAGGATTTCGTCATTGGCCACAGGAACGTATAGCTTTACGCTCTGGCCTTCCAGTTGTCCGTCGGCGTAGTATTCAACGCCGGTTGCTGGGTTGGTGATGGTTGCAGTCATGATCAAGAATAGCGAATGAGGACAGTGAAAATGTGGCCCGATGATCCGGCGCCAACGCTCACCAGATCAACGCCGACGGTATCGCCAGCGGCGAGCGTGAGCGTCCCGGTGAGGGTGCCCGTCGCGTCGGTGAAGCTGGCGCTGGCGGCAATGCTGGCGTTAGCGGATAACAACGACGTCTTGGTGCCGCTGCGGCGGGCGTAGAGCATCGCCGCGCTGGAGCTGGAGCCGGTAGCAGTGGGCGCCAACTCCCACGTTGCGCCCACCACGGTGCACGCTCGGGGAACGGTGGTCTCGACGACGTTGGTGGCAGCGGTCGCGGTTTCGCCCGTGTTGGAAACGCGGAGTTTGATGGCGTCGGTGAACGTGAGGGCGCCGCTGGTGAGGCTAAGTCCGCCGCTGAGCGGGGCACCTGCAGCGCTGCCGCCGTTGTTGTAGATGACTTGGCCATCGCTGCCCGCTACAGGACCAGCCGGGCCTGGTGGCCCCGTAGCGCCGGTTGACCCGGCAGTCCCTTGGGGTCCGGTCGCTCCGGCGGGCCCTTGAGGGCCAGTGGCGCCAGTCGCGCCCGCCGCCCCAGTCGCTCCCGTGTCACCCTTCGCCGCCAGCAGTTGCCAGAAGGTTGCGTTCGGCGGCAATTGATTCGTGCTATTCGCTATGGCGACGTATGACGAACCCTCATGCGTGACGGCATCAAAGGTCACCGCAGAGTAGGCAGTAGCAGAACTCCATGTCCCGCGCCAATTCGTAGAGCCCCCACTGGGGCCAGTCGGTCCTGCCGGGCCTTGAGGACCAGTTGCCCCTGCTGCCCCTGCCGCGCCTGTGTCGCCTGTGTCTCCCTTGGCCCCCGCGGGACCCTGTGGGCCAGTGGCCCCTGCTGCGCCTGCGTCGCCAGTGTCTCCCTTGGGGCCCTGCGGTCCCGTGGCACCGGTCGCACCAGCCGGTCCTTGAGGCCCAGTCGCACCCGTTGGACCAGCGGGGCCTTGCGGACCTTGAGGGCCGGCGGGTCCTTGTGGTCCAGTGGCGCCGCCACCGGTTCCCCCCGGCTCAAACGGCAGCGACGTGAACGACGTCACCCCATCGCCCACCTTCCGCCGGCCCGTCGACTGCCCCGTGCTCGCGTCCTTCTCGGTCCACAGTTCACCCTCGAGCAGGACGGGATTCGCCGTCTCCATCGCCGCCAAGGTGGCGAACAGCGTCCGAACTCTGGTGCGGATGGTGGTCATACCCAGTCTCCGTTTACGACCGCCTCAGTCGTCACCGGCGCCGGCTGGTCGAAGATCCCGTCGCCGTTAATCACAATCTCGCTGTCGGGATCCGTCGGCCGCTCCAGCGTCACCAGACAGAAAACCCCATCGTCAAGCCTGCGCACCTCGCGCACGTTGTAGATCTCGCCCGCCACCGTCAACGGTGCGCCGTAGGCCAGTATCCCAAACTTTGATGTTTCACACTTCACGCTGTAATCGGTGCTCAGCACCATGTCATTCATCATCACTTCTGTGGGCATATCAAGGATGCCCAAGCCGGAAGCGAGGCCGCTGTCAACAGCGACCCCGAAGTCCTGCAAGAAGATCGTGGGATCTTCCTGGATCATCAGTCCGCCGCCTTGGTGGTCCGGCCCGCCTTGGCGGGAGGACCGGGGATCTCCTCGATGATGCCCAGCTCCACCAGCGGAGCCGCTTCTGCCTCGGCCAGAGAGATGGTGCCGTCCTCCTCGTGGAGGCCAGCACCGTCAAGGATCGGGCCCAGCAGGATCCGATAGGTTTCCATCAAGCTACCGCCGACTTGATCAGGTAACCCGCCAGCTGGCCCGCGATCACAGGCTGTTCGGCCCGGGTCACGGGGAACAGCTGGGACTTGATGTTCCGCTCCACGTACGGATCCTCAGCCAGCGGGTAGCCGTTCAGGTTGTAGGTGTAGCCAAAGGTCGGGAGCCCGTAGTTCTGAACGCTGGCCAGTTCGCTGTAGGCGAGCACGACATCCTTGCCCCAGCAATCGCTCAGCACGGTGCCGGCGTCGTTGGAAAAGACCGATTCACCCACATACCAGTTGGGAATCTCGGTCAGCTCGGAAAGAATGCCGAGAGTCGCGGTTTCGCGGCCGGTGTACTTGGTGTAATCGCGAAGGATCGGGTGATACTTCAGCGAAGCCCACACCGCCGGGCCCATCACGCCCACATTAGGCCGCTTGCCAGTGCCAGCCCGAATGGCTTCCTTGCCGGTCTCGATGTTCGCCAGCGGGTTGCTGACGTTGCTGGTCTGATCAGACCATTGGGCGGTGCCGCTGAGCGTGACCCGGTTGCTGGCAGCATGGTTGCCCAACGTGGTGGCCAGAGTGGCCTGCGCGATCTCCAACCGAAGCGCCATGATGCGGTCGGCGCCATTAAGCGCCACCTGAGCATGATCCAGGTCAAAGCCGGAGTTCATGCCCTCCTCTTGGATTTCAACGGGCACCATCCCTTCGAGCGAATAGTCGATCAGGGCGTACGGCGCGCCGGAGTATCCGAACTGCACCCGGGGGGTGCTAGTCCCCGGAGCGCGGTTCATGTTTGCATACTGCATGAACGCTTCCCGACCGAAGGTCAGGATTTGCCCGCCACGCAAGGAGACATCAACCCTGGGGAACAGGAAGTTGCCCACCAGATCGTTCTGTTGAATGCCCTGGGCAATGGACGTAAGGACCGGGTTAACGACCCGTGCCTGAGCTGGGGTGAGTTGGGGCATTGGTGGTTACCTCAGTGGGGGATGACGAAAACTTCGATCTGCGCGCCAGCACCAGGAGCAGCGGACAGGGCCCGGCCGACGGTGATGCCGGCGGAACGGGTGATGTAGCGACCGGATGCGTCGAACTCGAGCGCTGCGCCAGCGGTGACGGCTGCGCCGGCTTCGCCGATGGCAACCCCCAGCAGAGTCACCGGGATCGAGTCACCACTGGCTCCACCGGTGGCGGCGGGATAGCCAGCCCCGGCAGCTGAAACCGCAGCGCCGGTGATCTGGATGCCCCGGTATTGGGTCGCAGTTGCGGAGAGGGTGATCGTCTCCTTCAGTACTGCAATTTCTCCTACAGCCATGGTCAGTTGCCTCCGTTGGTGGATTGAACCGCCCTGACGGCGGCGGGGTAAGTGGTGCCTGGGTTGGCGGCCTGATACGCCTTCGCAGCCGCATCGAGGGCGGCCAGGTCAGTGCGGGCGTCGATCACGCCGTTGGCCCCGAGGCGCGGAGCGTTCACCGCGTCCTCGCCTACAGGGGCAGCGGCCTGGGGGACTGCGTCGATGGCATCGTTCAGGCGGGCCTGAGCCAGGTTGTCCTGCCGCAGCCGATCGGCGGCCACCACCTGCACAGCGGCCTCGGGGCCGGTGGTGTGGCCGTCGGCGGCCAGCCGTTCGATCAGGGCTTCATGGCCGGGCAGCGACTGAGCACGAACCGCAGCGATGCGGTCCCGCTCACCGGCGGCACCTTCAGCGCGCAGCATCGCCGCGGCCTCCGGATTCTCGGCCGCCCAGTCGGCGGCCACTTGGGTGAAACTCATAGGTCTCCGAAGAGGTAGAGGAGATGCGGAAAGCCGGGTAGCAGTGGCCGCCCGATCGTTCAGTTCCATTATCACATCAGCCAGGCTGCTGATGCCATCAACCAGTCCGGCGTCGATCGCCTGCTGGCCAATGAAGATCCGGCCGTCGGCCATCTGCGCCACCACCTGATCAGCCGGCACCCCACGATGGGCGGCAACGTCTCCGACAAACAGGGAATAGAGGTAGTCCACCTGATCCTGAATTGACTGCCGGCCGGCTTCCGTGAGCGGCCCGTACTGGCTGGCGATGCGCTTGTATCGGCCGGCGACGATCTCCGTCGTCTTGATCCCCAGCGCCTGCTCACGCTGGGAAACGTCCACATGGGACGCCACCACGCCGATGCTCCCTACCTGGTCGACGCCGGAGCTCACATAGACCCGATCGGCAGCAGACCCAACCCAGTAGGCGGCGCTGGCCATGGTGCCATCGCTGAAAGTGGCGATCGGCTTCACGCCTCGAGCGGCCAGCACCGCCGACGCCGCGGCCTGCGTCCCGCCCACCGCGCCGCCGGGGGAGTCCACCATCAGTACGATCGACTTCACCTCCGGATCTTGCAGGGCGGCCTTCACGTCACGGGCCAGCAGTTCGGTGCTGGTGCCGCCGCTCACCTGAGCCATCAGGTTCATGCGCGGCGCCATCACGCCACGAACCGGGATCAGCGCGGCGCCGTCCTGCACCTGGTAACCCTGCGGCGGGTTCTGCAGCTGCCGGCCCAGCCGGGCCTCCACCGCTTCCACATCGATCGCTTCGCCCCGCAGGTGGGCGGCATAGATCGATTGGATCTCCATCAGCCGATCAGGGGCAATCGCCCAGGGCTGGTAGAGGACGTCGAGGATGTTCATGGCGTCAGTCCGTAGGGGGTTCGGTGGGATCGACATCCTCGCCGGGGTCGTCGTCGCTCTCCTCCGGATCGTCCTCGGGGTCGTCCTCGGGGTCCGGCATGTCGGCGGGCGCCGGGATGGCGGGCGCGGCCGGGGCCTGCTGCTGCCCCGTGATGGGGGCCTCCAGCCCGGCCTCCACCCGCTCGGCATGAACCCGGGCCGACGTGCGGTGCTTCGTCTCCCAGTCGCCGCCGTCGTAGGCCAGGATCTCTTCGGGCAGTGTGGTCTGGCCCATCTCGATGCGCAGCTTGGCGGCGGTCGCTTCCTTCGTCGGATCCAGGGCGCCGGGCCCGTCGCCACTCCAGAACGATCCCAGCCAGGCGGCCCTGATCATGGGATCCACCAGGAAGCCCGGCGCGCTGATGTGCCCCATCGCCACGCCGTCGGCGATGATCTCTTCGTAGATCGGCTGGCAGAACCGCGAGGCCTTGCGGAATCGCCTCACTTTGTAGGTGCGCCAGGCATCCATCAGCGCGGCGCGTGATGCCGAATAGCTGGCGTTAAACGCCTTCAGCAGCACATCCCGGGGCATGCCCAGGCCCATGGCAATCTCATTGTTGAACGCCAGAAACGCCCCCTCGAAAGCGGGGTTCGGTCGGCCCGGGGTGGGGCTGGTGATTGTCTCGCCAGGCAGGGTGCTGATCACCCGGCCGGATTCGAGGGTGCCAGACTGGCTCTTGACGTTATCGATGTAGGCGGTCTGAGCCTCAGCGTTGAAGAGGTCATCAAACGCATCGGGGTCCATCTGAGCGAACACCGCCATGGTCGCTGCGTTCACCGCCGCGTCGACCTCGGCGTCGGTGTAGCGGTCCAGCTGCTTCACCTTCGCCAGCACCGACGCCAGCCACGGCACGCCCCGCGTCTGGTCCGGCCGCTCCATGTGCATAAGGTGCAGCACGTTGCGCCGGCCGTTTGGGCTGTAGAACGGCACCTCCCGCCAGTTCACCTGCCCCAACCCGATCACCCGGCCCGGGTGGCGGTCGGCGATCATCACGCTGTAGGGCACGCCGTTCCGCCTGACGATCCCCTGCGTCATCTCATCGGTGTCGACGGCGCGGCCTCTGTTGCAGACCCGATCCGCCTCCACCATCTGCACCGCCAGCCGGTAGGGCCAGCTCGGCGCCCTCGACTTCACCAGCAGGGCGAACACATCACCCGACTCGAGCTCGCTGCGCTCGGCCAGGTCTTGCATCTCATAGAAGCTCTGCCGCTGGTTCACGTCCGCGAACTGCGAAGCGGCCCAGGTGTTGAAATACCGCTCGAACTCCTTCTGCTTGGCGCTGGCTTCGTCATCGCTCAGGCCCAGCAGCTCGGCATCGATCCGGCTCTGCACCGACAATCCGGTGCCCACCACGTAGGTCACCATCGTGCCGACGGCGCCACGGGCGATTGGCGCATTGCGGGCCAGGTCGCGAGACCGTCCGCGCATCTCGCGCAGGTCGTAGGTGATGTCCCCATCGGCATCACGGACGCCCGGCGTCCAGTTGGCGAACCGCTGGCTGTAGGCGCCACCCACGTAGCCACCGGATCGGGCCAGAGCCGCCCGGGCCTGGTCGCGCTCCAGTGCCCACCGGGGCGAGATCCTGGTGATCAGCCGATCGAGCAGGGGCGGTTTCTTCGTCGGTTGCTGCCCCATCAGAAGTTCGGCGCCGGGACCACGGACCGCCCGCGGCGTTGCCGGGCGGTCAGATCCTGCACCCGCTGATTCCATAGCGTGATGCCTTCCTGCACCGTCGCCAGATTGGCCCGGGTCAGCCGTCGGTTACCAATCGTGTAATCCTGGCCACTGAGGATCGCAGTCTCAGCCGCCAGGTAGGCGTCGAGCTGCGTCTGCGCCGTCGCGAGGGTGATACCTGCCATGTTCTCAGTCTACGTAGAGGCAGTCACCGGCGCCAACCATCGAGGGACAGGTGGCCGCTGGTGGCCGCTGCCCCGGGCCCGCCGGTTCTCGCCGCGAGCTGTGACTCGATCTGCTCCCACATTCTCTGGCGGTTGTAGCGCTGCGCCGTCAGCTGCAGGGCCGCATACGCATAGACCAGCGTGTCGAGGGCTTCGTTCCGATCGCCCGGTTTCTTCACCCACTCCGGCCGCCCGTACCCTCGCACCATCCGAACCTGCACCTTCTCAGCCGTCAGCTGGCGGAAGAACTCATCATCTGCTGCCAGGCCGAAGTGCAGGAACCCGGGCCCCGGCTGCTGGTGCCGCAGCCGCCCGAACAGCGTCACCTTGATGGTGTCGGTCCCGACCATGTGGAGCAACACGCCACGCTTCTGCACCTTCCCCTTCGCGTTTACGTCCACCGGCCGGCCCTTGCTCACGGCCACCGCACCGCGCACGCTGCTGCCTTTCACTGCCACCACGCCCCGGGCCCGCCGCTCCCGCGCGTAGGCGTAGACCTCGTGGGTCGCGTGGCCCCCGGAGTCGATCGCGGTCTGCGAGATCCTGAGTTCACCACCGCCGGCCCGGGTCCATGCTGCATCGATCACGGTGTCGAGCTGGGCCCACACCTCCCCCTGTGTCGGGTCGCCGTAGATCTCCTGGTGCCACACCAGCCAGGCCTCTTCGCCCTTGCCCCATCCCCACACGCTCACGGCCAGCCGCTCGCCGATCGATCCGCCACCACCCTGCACGTCCACGCCACACGTCAGCAGCAGCACGCCCTCCGGGCACGTCCCCGGTTCGTACTCTTCCCGCCGGCTCATCAGGGCCTCGGGGGATTGGCTGCTGGCGTAGTCCTCCTCAAACGTCTCGCCCAGGGCCGTGTTCACGAACGTGCGCAGCTGGTCCCGGTCGCCCTTCACCTCCAGGAACTCCCGCACCAACTGCTCCCAGCTGGCGTTTGGACTAAAGCTGTAGGCCGCCCACAGGTGGAAGCCCACCAGGCCCGGAGCCTCAGCCGTCGCCGTCGCCCGCCACTCGCCCCGCTCCACCATCCACCGCTTCCGGCTGTGGGGGATCAGCACGCCGCAGTTCTCGCATTCATAGGCCGCCGTCTCCGGGAGGTCCGGCTCCCATTTCATCTGCGACCACCGCAGCACCTGATGCGTTCCGCACTCCGGGCAGGGCACGAAATACCGGCGCTGGTCGGTGCGCAGGAACCACCGCTCGATCCGGCTGAAGTCCTTTGCCGTCGGGGTGCTGGCGATCCCGATCTTCCGGTTCCAGTAATACTCCGACCGCTTGATGCCCAGCTTGATCTGATCGCCTTCCGGCGTGCTCGCCGGGTAGCCATCCACCTCATCGAACAGCACCACCCGCCGGCTCACCCGCCGGAAACCCCGCGCGCTGTTCGCGCCCACCATCCCCAACGTGCCGCCCGGGTAGGTCTTGGCGAGGATCGTGTTGCTCCCGTCCTTGGCCTTCGGGTCGCTCACCAGGTTCCGCAGCACCGGCGTGTCGCGGATCATCGGCGCGATCTCATCCTTGCTGTAACCCTCGGCGTCCTCGACCGTGGGCTGGCACACCATGATCGGGCAGGGATCCTGATGGATGTGGTAGCCGATCAGGTGGTTGAAGATCTTCGTCGCACCCACCCGGGCCGACTTCATCCACACCACCGTTTCAACGGTCGGGTCGGTGAAGGCGTCCATGATGCCCCGCTGGTAGGGCAGCGTTCGCCATTTCCCGGCCTCGGCCGCGCTCTCGGCCGACAGATAGGCGTGCTCGTCCGCCCACTCGCTGAGGCTCAGCTTTGGCGGTGGCCGCCAGAACTTCAGGGCCGCCGCCCGCAGCTCCTGATCACTCGCCATCGGGGCCCCCTTCCGCCAGCTCCTCGAGGGCTTCCCTGATCAGCTCCTCCAGGATCGCCACCTCCTCCAGGCTCAGGTGCGGGATCCGCTGCCGCGTCCGCGTCGGCACGCCCAGCAGCCGGGTGCGGGCGATCGTTACGGCGTTCCCCCAGACCCGTTCCACCTGGTCACGGGGCAGCAGCATTCCCTCCTTGGTCTTGCGGTCCAGCTCCAGCAGGTTGGCCTTCTCAAACTCCGTCCGGGCGCGGCTGACGTTGTAGTCGGGCAGCTTCTCATCGCCCAGGTTGGTCAGCCGCGTCTGGGGGGGATCAGGCTTCGCAGTCGCAGGAGGGCGGAGCGCCTTGTGTTTCGGCTTCTGGCCGGCAGGGCTCGGTGGCAGCAGGGCCACGTTGGCCAGATACTCATCGACCAGGGTCTCGTCATTCAGCCGAATGGGGCTGGCAGACAGCATGCTCCGAGGAAGCCGACCCTTCTGGCAGTGCTGCTCGAGGTTCTGCCGGCTGCATGGGCGCCCGGTGACCTCTCGAATCAGAGCCGCCCCCTGAGTTGAAGTCAGTGCTGTGGCCATCGCTTGCAATTATGCTGCAAGCGGTTGCAAGCGGTTGCAAGCGGTTGCAATGCCGCTGCCGGGGAGGGGTTCGCTGTGCCCCTCGCTCTCAATTAGCAAGGCTATTGCGAGCCAATATCAAGCCTGACAACAAGGTCCGAACTATC